AAATAGAGACAATACCCATCAGGGTTAGTGTCCAGAAAGTTTTTGACAACAGCAAGAGAGAAATAAGTTTTACCAGTGCTCGACTCACCAGCAATGGCAGTAATACGATTGCTGCTAACCCCGCCAAAAATAGACCCACTAATGAGTCCATTAAAAATGTAGGATCCAGTGTCAATGAATCTTTCAGTTTCATCAATCTCTGACGCAATCTGCGTATATTCATCTCCTATCTCTTTTACTATCTCCTTTAGAAAATCCATAATTAAGTTGCTGTCTTATAATTTAAGTTTAGCACAAAACGTGCTTTTTCGTCAGTACATGTTGAACCTGAATGTCTTATGTTTGATGGAAAAGTAATTAAACGATTCGCAACACTTTTCACATATCCACCAGATTCAAAAGATGTCTGTCCATCATTATCATTAAAATAAAATATAGAAGTAGTGCAGTCTTCATAATCTATATGAAATCCTCCTACTCTTACTTCATCAGATTTTGTTCTTAGGTTTGCTTTAACCCTGATCCACTCAGAAGCAGGTATTCTTCCCATAAAAGGTTGCAAATAAGACATATAGTTTGATACAACTCCACGATCTGGAAGTAAGAACACATGTTGGAATTGATAATCATCAGGATGATCTCCTTCCTTATTTACATATGGATTATAAAACCAATGTAATTCATGTGTAAACCATCTATGTACTTGGATGAATTCTTCTGGAGGTAAGAAATTATCAACCAGATCAATTTGAGTTAACAATGGTTCCCAAAGATTAACTCCATAATGAGATGACATAATTTATTTTTCTATCTTATGATAGACTTCAACATAAGATTGACAATTTGGGCATGATAAGTTTGTAACTATATCATACTCCATTTCTTCATAATCGTCAAGATCATGATCTCCACCCCAAATTAATTCAGTATTACAATGCCAACAATTCATAATTTAAATTCCTAATAATTTACGTTGTCTTTCAAAATAACCATGAAGTATCCATGAACTACTGTTCATTTTATCTTCTCCACCCACACCATATTCAAATATAACATTTTCATTATTAGCAAACCCCATAGTTTCTGGAGTATTGCTATGTCCCCTATCGCCACCATTACAGAATACAACTTGTTTAGATATCTCTAAGCATTTTCTAATTGCACCCTTTGCAGTATCATCAGTATCATCCCATGATATCACAGCATCTACCATATCAAGATGTCTGATTATATCTGCTCTTTCTGCCCATGATTGGAAATACTGACTTTTCTTACGTGTTAACCATTCATTACTATTAACACCAACAATCAAATAATCAGAAAAATCTTTTGCTCTTTCAAAATATCTTAAGTGACCACTATGTATTGGATCAAATCCACCTGTAACTAGACTTATTTTATCAAAAAACATTAGATTACCATTCCGTAAGTATCTCTGATTATTTTCTTATAAGGACCACCAGGATTTGCATCTCTAACATCTTTAACTATTTTAAGTTTCTGATATAATGCAGTATCTCCACCTAAAGTCAGTGACTTTACTATAGTGGCAAGTTCTTTGTCGTTGATAGGTAAATCCATTAGATAAAAAATGATTCTAGAGTAACTTTTTTTTCGACTTCCCATCCAATAGCATCTAAAATTGCTTTCAAAGGATATACAAAACTTTTTTCAAACTGTAACTCATAATCAATATAAGTTGCTAAACCAAATTCTTTAGGGAAGTCTTGAATGAATGATAGTACATTCTCTTGTATTATATTTGGTTTTTTTAAATAGAGAAATTTAACCTTCTCTCCATTATTAATTTCGGAATACTTATTTGTTAACTTTTTCTTCTTGAGATAATAGTTAAAAAGTAATGCACCCCGTATATGTATAGGAGTTCCTTTTACATAAATGTCCGAAGATGATTTATACTTCTGTATGTTAGATGCAGTACGGGGAAATGCAATCTCTTCTGGGGGAAGAGATTTGAATTCTTTTCTAGCATTTTCAATAAAATCAATAACATCATCTTCAGTTCCACTCATCATTAATTTAAGTGCATCTTTAATCATTGTGCGACAAGGAGCAGGAGTTGAGGATTTAACTGCCTCAATACCCATCATCTTTAGTTTTGGTTCTTCATATCTTACTCCTTCGCTGTCCCATACATTTAAAATATATCTTTTCTTTGCTGTCCATATTCCACGTTCTGCAATATTCTCTCTCTTCATAAACATCTTTTGATCATATGCGTTTACGTAGTTGGCCAACGTTTCATAAGAACTCGTAATATATTTTTCAAGTTCCATCTCACAGATCTTATTAAGGAACGAACAAATGCTCGAAGCATCCTTTTCTCTACCCTTGTATATGACTTCCACCAAAGGACCGAGATTAAGGTAGATGGAATCAGTATCTGAAGCAATAACATAATCTTCATTCTCCGTTTTTAATAATTTGTTTAAGTATATGTTCATGCGGTTTTCTATCCAACGAATAGAAACCTGCCCTGATAAAGTAATTGCTTCCGCATTTGCAAGTTTGTAATAACGGAAGTATTGATTACCAATCGCACCATAGGCAGAGTTAAGTTGAATCTTTCTTGCCATCTGGATATTATTACACCTAGAAATTTCTTTCTCAAGAGTTTTGGTAGGTTTCTTTTCATATGCTTGCTTTGCTTTAAGCATTTTGTTTTTATAGACTGTTCGATCTTTGTATATCTTTTCCATAATCTCTGGTAAGAATCCACGAACATCCTTTCGATACATTGCACCATTTGCACAAACAGCATTATCTTTGTATAGTTCAAAGTTTATATCTTCAGCAAGTATTTTATCAACTGTTGCTGTTGGGTGTTTTGATTCAAGGAGTGTCTCTGGGGAAATATTATATTGCATGATCAAATGTGGATATAGACTATTCAAGTCAAATGAAACCACCCAATCATACTTACCAGGTATTGGTTCTTTTACATATGCACCTGCATACTTTTCATCTTTATCTGATCTTGCTTTTGGTGGAATTACAATATTTCTTTGTTTAAGATAATTGTAAATAATCGTATCCCACATACGAACTTGATAGAAAACATCTACAAAGTTTACCTTTGCGTCGAGTGCCATTGTAACAGCAAGCTCAATAAGTTTCATCTTATCTTCTAATCTGTCAACAAGTTCCACGTCAATAATATTATATTCTACAAACTTCTGCCATCCTTTTGTATAGAAGTCTTTGAATGTATCAAACTCAGAGTGATCTAGTTTCTTTTGTCCAAGTTCAACATTAGCAATATGATCTAATCTATATGATTCTTGATTGGTATAAGTAAACTTCTTATAAAGATCTAAGTAATCAAGTTGAGTTATACCACCTACATCATATGAAATATTTCTACGACCTTGAATATAAACCTCATCCTCTGTTACTAATCCCCAAGGAGAAAAACGTTTCATTAGTTTCTCACCTAATACACGATCTAATCTACGACAAATATATGGAATATCATATAGTTGAATATTCCAACCAGTAACAACCTCTGGTGTATTTTCTTCTATCATCCACCAATTAATGAATGCATTTAGAAGTTCATACTCTGAATTGAATTGTTTATATGTTACGTTCTCTTGTGTATTATTAAAAGGACCTTGTCCCCAAGTAATAATCTTTTTAGTTGTATAGTCCTGTATTGTAATTAATAGTATTTCTTCTGCAGCAGATTCTACGTCTGGGAATCCATTCTCAGATTTAACCTCAATATCTAATGAGAAGAGTTTGATTTTACTAATATCAAATTTGATTTCTTTCTCTGGATACTTCTCTGAAATATATTGATAGATGTATCTATCATTTCCATAGATGTTAAAATTTTCAACACCATCATACTTCTTGATAAATTCACGACAATCGCGAACAGTACCAGGTTCTACAGATTCAACATAGTCACCATCCAGTGTTTTCTGTTTTGTTCTTTTTTTAGATGGAACAAAAAGAGTTGGATAAAACTTCTCTCTGATTGCGAAATGTTTTCCATTCTCGTAACCACGAACTAAGAAGTTGTCTCCAACCATCTGAACGTTAGTATAAAAACGCATTATTTTGTTAGTTCAAGATACTGATCAATAATTTCTTGTTTGGGTTCTACCATTGTTAGTATATCATCTGATCTAAGCATCATCTCAGTTTGCCCTGCAAAATCTGGCCAAGGTGTTAAACCTGTATCCTTATCATACTGGTAAGGATTTAGTATTTTACAATCGGGTTCTCCTAATTCTGCTTGAATTTCTTCTACTTCACAGATGACAACATTATCAACTTTCAGTAGTAGTCCCTTTACTTTCTTGTTTGGCGAGCTCATTTAATCGATCCTCATACATTTTTTTAACAGATTCTAATGGTTCAACAACAGTTACTACCCAATCTGGTTTGATTGGAATCGATTTATCAGCAGATAAAAGAATCCAAGGAGATAAAGTAATCTCAACTGAAGCGTCATTAGTTTGTACATCTTCAGTTAGAAGAAGGGGTTTTTGACTAATAATCTTAAAAGGATTGGTAAGAAGATATCCTACAATCTTTTGTTGCTTATCATCTTCGCCCATTACTAACTCTTTTGCATCAGAGATTATTTGATCTCCTGATTTTAATAAAACTAGTTTGATTGACATTTTGTTTTCTACATCTCTTATATTATAACATAAAAAAAGGGATCGTCAAGATCCCTTTATATTTTTATTTAGAGGTACTCTTTACGAGCATGATGCTCTGGAACTACCTTACCTAATTCAACAGTAAGAAGACCATCTTCAAAAGTAACTTTTGTGATCTCTACATCATCAGACAATTGCCAAGATCTTTCAAATGATCTTTGTGCCATGCCACGATGTACATATTCAGATTCTTTCTTTTCGTCTTTTTTACCTTCTACATGTAGTTTACCATGTTCGGTGTAAACTTTAACTTCTTTCTTTTTAAATCCTGCGAGTGCAATCTCTAAACTTGATTCATGATTGCTATGTTGCACAATATTATATGGTGGGTAAGTTTGTGCTGTTGTTCCCC